GTGCTTGAAGGTAGCGGCCGTAGAGTTCGTAGTTGAACGTCAGCGGCCTTTTGGTTTCGCTGGATGAAGGCGTTGCGGTTCGTTCCAGCATGTAGCGGATATGGCGATGCCACGCGTAGAGGTATGCAGGGATGAAGTTCATGGTTTGGTTGGGTTTAAGGTTGGCATTGGTAGAGGTGTTGATGATCGTTGGAAGCGGATGAAGCGAAACCAGTCGCGGTGTTGCTTGCGCCACACTGCTTCGGCAATCTGCTTTGTTCGGGTTGAATTGCTATTGGCTTCAAAGATGTAGTTGACGTGAAGCGCGTACATCCCGCTGGGTTGCTTGTGGATGTACGCACCCACCACCTTGCCATTGTCAAGCGTGATGGGCGTTGATTCGATGATGTCGTGTTGCATTGTGCTGGGTTTAGATAGTTGAAAAAAGAAGGTCATTCCATTCAGGGTATTGGCACTCCCACAGCGCGTCAATGTCGCTATGCTCAAACTCATTGGTAATGCGGTCAGATGTTGGGTAGTCGATGTGCAGGTGAAGCGTGCCATTCTGCTTGTAAATAAAGGCATTCACGATATCGCAATCGTCATTGCCGAGGTTGATGGGGGTTGATTCGATGATGTTCATTTGGTTTGGGTTTAGAGGGTTAAAAGAATGCGCGTTGTCGAGCCGCGCCCCTCGTTGGGTTAGAAGTTGTAGTCGTAGTAGTGGCAAGGCTTCTCTGATACAACGTATTGGCGTGTAAAATTTGAAGTCACACGCACTGTCATAGGCTCTGCATTTTCACCAATTACAAATTCCCACTTTTGGTCTGCTTGGTTACTGCAGTTGGCAAGGAAGCCGCCTTGAACAAAGTTCAATTTGGTCTGCTGTTTTGTGGTAAACATAGGCTCGACAATAAGAGTGGCTTTGCCCTTGATGCCTACGATGCGACCAAGGATGCGGATGTCAGTGTACATACGTTGGCTGATGTACTGGCCGACAAGAGAAGAGATTGGGCTGTTCATTTGGTTTGGGTTTAGAGGGTTAGTTGCTACCGCTTTGGTATATGCAAATATACATACATATATATATACGATACAAACTTTTTTTATTTTTTTTTTCTGCGTTTCCAGCGCGTAGTGGCACATTCCGAAAAAAACTTTCAGACGCCCCTGATTTCGAAGCCTTGATTTTTCGCCGTTACCTCAACCGAGCGAATAAAACGACGCTCGCCAGCAGTCCCAAAATCGCCCCGACCAGCAGTATCGGCCACCTGCTCTTGGCCTTCTTTGGCTGCACTACAACGGTGCGCTCTACGATGGTCGTATCGCGCAAAATAAGCCGCTCTACGACCGTATCTCTGCGCAGTCGAATGACAATGCCATTGCCTGAATTTGCGACGCTTAGAACGCTTGTTTTTGTGCTATCACGCAAGGCGAAGCGTCTGACGATTCCAGCACTGTCGCAGAGGTCGGGAAGCGTCAACTCCGTCAAGCTGCCAGCGGTGACGACCTGCCGGTCCGTGTGGACGATAGCACTTGTGCGGATGACCTCCGCAGGTTTCCGGCAGCAGCCAAAAAGCAGCAGGCTAAATATGAGCGTACTCTTGTGTCGCATTGAACGATGGGCAGGCTTTGGATACTTTCGGGAAGTCGCGATGGCCGAGTATCTTGGCCGCTGGGTACTTGGCGCGCCACTCATGCAACACCTGTGAGAGTGCGTCTTTTTGGCCTTGCGTGCGATTGTCAACTGGGTTGCCTCGGCTGTCAACGCCGCCGATGTAGCTGATGTGGAGGCTCACCGAATTGTAGCCGGCCACGCCGTTGCACACGGTGTCATCGGGTGCGAGCGTGATGACATCTCCGTTGGGTTTGACGACCTTATGGTATCCAGGTGACTTCCACTTTAGGTTTGTGCGCCAGTAGTTCTGGATTGATTCAATCGTCGTTGAGTGCGGTGTCGCGGTGCAGTGGACTACGAGGTATTTGATGTTTCGCATAATGCCTGATTAGGTTGCAAAATTAAATATCATTCGCCTTCATTTTGCACCCCATCAGGTACGAATCAATGCCCCTCCTACCACTTTACACCCTATCGGGTGCTTGTCGTCGTAAACGTCGCATCAATGACGCGGGTGTCTATCTTCTTGGTGTTAAGATGCATCAACTTTAGCTTCATCCAGTATCCACCGAGCGGCTTCGGCGGTCTGCCTCTCTCGACGTGGAAGCCTCCAACGCCGCCATCATATTCCTCCTTGTAGGTCGCCGTGCGTATCTGATGCAGCGGCCGTTGTTTGATCATATAGTCGCTACGGTTCAGGTACGTGATGACGTTGACGTGATGATACAACTCATGCACGTGCCCTTGCCAAGTGCAGTCGTAGCCTTCGACCATCGCCATAATCCGCTGATCCTGAATGATGCCCTTGGTCACTGGGCCACCTCCGCCTGAGCCGTGGTAGTAGTGCATCGCAAAGCGTGTCCGGTGGTTCGCTTTAGGACTATGCGTGAAGCCGAACAGGATCGCGCCGCCGTAGCCGCCAAGCTGAACGTCAGTGCCGCACTCGTGGTTTAGCAGCGTGACGAACATCTGCAAGGCGTCGAACTCGACATTGCGGATCACGCTCGTTTCGTGGTTGCCGTAGCCAATCAGCGCGATGTGCTTGGCGTAAGGCTTGAACCACTGCACTGCGTCGTTCACGACGGCCTGCAGGTAGTTGCCTTTATTATGTTCAGGTCTGATTTCATCCTTGCCCCTGCGTGGATCTCCGCGCCCCTGCATCAGGCAGAAGGTGTCGCCGTTCATGATGATCTTTGCGCCTCTGCGCACGGCTTCGTCGAGGTGGCTCTTTAGCAGGTTGCGATCGCAATGCGGGTTGTCCCAATGGATGTCGCTCACCAGCAGAAACTCCGCCTCCCTCCCATCGCAGTCGAAGGTGTGAACATTCGCTGCGTGTCGGGTTATATTCATGTTATTGGTTTGGTGTCGATTTCAGCAGCTTCATGATGCGCACTTCCAGCACCTCGGTGATCTTGACGCCTGAAAAGCCGACGATGAAGGCGAGGCCGTACTCGATGTTCGGTGCAGAGATGTTGAGAATGCCGATGATCACAGGCGCGATGTAGGTTGCGGATAACGTGCCTGAAAGGACGGCAATCAGCTGCATTTTCCAGTTCTTCATACGAGGTGCAAGCAGGAGCGCGCCGAAGAAACCGGCGATGGTCAGGCCAAGGTTGATGCCTATCGATTTGAGGAAGTCGATCATTGTTAATCTTCGTTTAGTGTGTTAGATACGTCGTCGCGCTCGGTGTAGTCCTTGCCGTACTGGTCATCCCAGCCAAGGAAGGTATGCACCCCGACAGGCGGAGGCCAGCACTCATAGGGCAGGTACTCGGCATTTGGCTCTGCATCCCAAAGAATGTCGACGCAGTAAGTTCCCTCTATTTCACCTAGCGGCACTGCGAAGCCTTGCGGTTGTGGTAGCGCGGTGAATGTCGCCTCGTTGGGGAAGGCGTATTTTCGGAAGGTAGCCATTATAGTCGGGTTAATTCGGCGAGTTGGGCGTTAGATAGCCTTGTGGTGTAGAGGGCGGCGGCACGGATGCGGTCGTTCAAGAAGTTTGTGCTTGCCGATGTTTCAATCTTGCCTAAAGCAACATTGTTGCAAGCTGGTACTGCACCGCTTGAATCCGTGCCAATTTGATTTGCGTTCACATAGAACGCAAAGTCGCCGCTCGCATAAGCCACGGCGCACTTGTAAATTCCATTGACTTGACCCGATGCCGTTGCAATGTTGGCGACCTCTCCGCTTGCCGCCGTGACAACGGCTTGGAGTGTTCGGTTGGCCCCGACTTGAATCACAACCCTTGCGTCGCTTGTCCCGTCCGATATAGCCAAGACCCTACCGCTTGCAGTCCAGTTCCGAACATCCACCTCCGCATAAATCGTCCCCTCCGTCTGCCCTATCAGCCCACTAACAAGCGCCCCCGATGCGCTGATGACATCAGCGGCACGGCTTACTGCTCCTAACGTTGTGGGGATGTATGTGGTCGCGACGCTGCCTGTTTCGACTTGTGCGCCCGAGCCGTACAGTACATCGCCTGTAACGCCAGAAAAAGATGGAATGCGACTACTGCCAGTTGATGTAATGAGCGCAATTATCAAGCCTGCACCAGTGCCAGTTGAATTGCAAGTAGCGGTAAAAATGCAACGATACCAGCCATCTCCGTAGTTTTCAATCCTTGCGGCTCTATTTGCATCGGCTGATGAACCGCTAACGACTGAAACTGTGCCTGCGATTAAATCAAAATTAGCATAGCCTGTTTGTGTAAACCTTGCAGATGGAAATGTTAGCTGCACAAATTGACCTGCTGCTCCTGTCCCTGCCTTGAAAAAAGCCGACTGTGTATAAATTGTGCCACTTGTATAAGATACAGTCGTTGTGCCATTGCTAAAGACAAAATGCGAACCGCTTGCCGCTGTTGGGCTTAAGGCATTAGCCGTAGCATTGCCATTTGGAGCAGATGTTGCGCCTGTTACATTAGTTGCATCAGTAAGTGTCCAATTATTGCCACTTACCCACGATTCGCTATGAAACGCCAAATTCTGCGCACTCGCCTCAACCAACAAGCCGGGACACGACTGCCCCAGCCAGTCGATGCGCGGCACTCCCGACGCTACGCTCTCAATCAACCCGCTGCTATTCACGCGCGTTGCCGTCGTGTTGCGGCTCACGGTGAACCGCATCGTCGTATCCTCCGCGACAAACGGAGGCACGTCTTGGTATAGGTTGCCAGCCTTGTAGAATTGCGGAACGATCAGCAGCGATGGCGTTGCAGGCAGACCGTCAGTGTAAGCCTCTTGACCGCGTGCCACCAAGCAGCTGCCTGTCCCAGCGTTTTCATCTTCAACAGTAGCACCTGCGCCCTTCGCGCCTTCAAGCGCTGCTGCCCACTGCTTCTTGTAAGGATTCGTGCCGTGTTGCGCGACAAACGGCAAGCCGTAGCCAATGCCTAAAGCCATCAGACCGCGCTTACGATGGTTACGCCCTGCATCGAATATCCGATCACACTGCCTGCGTTCAGCGTCACGGCGGCGATCCTACGTCCGTTGTTGGCGGCTATGATCATACCCGGACTGAACGCCTGACCAGAAGGAAATAAGCCGATGCCACCACCACTCACCGCAGTCATCATATTCGTTCCGTTGCTATCCGTGAGCGTCGTAAACTTCGCCTCCTGATTGACGACCAACACGTCATAGGTGCGACCTGTCACCGATGAAACCGCGCCTGCGCCTACTGCCAGCACTTCGGCTGCCATTCCGCGCCCAAGCAGCGCATCCATTTGTTGTCCTACGTTCATTGTCTTTTTCTTTAGTTGTAAATATCATTTAACCCAATTCTATGCAATTCTATAATCGTGATTTTAACGCGTCGGTATTTGGCAGACGTTGCGGCTGAATGGCAACTCAAACACGACCGTGGCCTGCCACCCAGCGACCTTGTCATCGCGTGCCTCCACGAAGCGCGTAGCACTCACCGCGCCGGTGATTGTGTAGTCGCGGTCAGGATCATCGGTGAACTCCGCGACGAAGTCTTGCATGATACGCAGGGTGTCGCTTAACACCTCATCCTCGTTGTCAGTCCACCGGTACCGCACGTCACCGCTTATGGTCGCATCGAGGCCACGCAAGTCTGCAACGCGATCCATAACAAGGACGCTGACGCTTAGATTGGTTGCACCGATAGGCATTGACGCACTCTGCGCATCGACGAACAAGAGCGGGTAGATAACCCTATCCCTGTCTGCCGTCCGTAGGTTTATCGTGTTGTCCGTGCCTATCGCCAGCGGATCGCCGAACCCCACCGCGTTGATCTGCAGGTGCGACTGTGCGAAGGCTATCAGGTCGTTTTTGATTGTCACCCAACTGCTCATAGAATTGCTTTAATTTGTTTACGTTCTTGCTGTGCGCCATCAAAAGTAGTTGCGTCGGTTTTCCGGGTAGTCAAGCGGATCGCGATACCTGCCCCTGCGCCCCAGCACCATGCCAGTCTGATATGCGCTGTTCGCCGGGTAGATCGTGTCAATGGCGACAGGAGGATTGTCGAATAGCGGAAATAGCGTGTGGTTCTCCTGCAAGTAGCGCGTTATGCGTTCAGTGTACCACTCGGCATCATCGCGGCTTTTGTCCATCAGCCGCGTCATCTCACGCTCACTCATTGACGTCGATTCCGTGCTGCTCCGCCGATCCATCCCTTTATTCATAAACTTAAACGCCAGCACCATCGGCAGCTCAAAGTACATCCACTGGATGATTGCTGGTTGAATGTAAGTCTGCATCAGCGTCGTGTTGTTAGCTGATAAAGTACCGGCGATGACCTGCGTCACGAGTTCCGCGTATAGCGCCGATCCCACCGCTGGCTGAATGTGCATCTCCTGCACTTTCACAATGGTTGGGCGTAGCTGTGTGTAGCTTACGTTCTCGCTGATGACGGAGTTTTCGATCAGCGTGTTCTCGGATATAAATAGTGCCTTGCTCATTCGACGATTCTTTCAACTTGTGTACCTTTTTTGATTACCAACTGCTGCACCCACATATGGCGGCAACTTGGCCGGTGCCTGCCATCTTGCAGCGTAAGCCATCCGCCTCTGCGCTCCCAAACGCTATATCCCATCAATGCCGTTAGCTGGTTGATGTCGTCGCGTGTGTATAGCCTTGTGCTGCTCAAATCCATCATAACTTGGCAGAACCTGCGGCTTTTGTCGTAGCCATCGGCTCTGCTCAACCCTCTGTACTCAGGCCTCCAGTCGTAACGATAACGAACCTCGACTATTGGTTCAGGCACTTTCTCCTCTTTTGTCGCCTCACCGATACCGCGCTTCAATGGGTACTTGTTGACCTGCAACAGGTATTGTATCCGCTTGCGGATGCGAGCCTTGCTCACCCCGAACTCCTTGGCCATTTCTTCGACGGTTGCATCCTCGCGTTTGCGTCTGTACTTGATGATGCGCTCGTCCAGCGCCTTGTCTTCATCGCTTACCGCAAACTGCATGAAGAACTCCGCCTCGCCGTATTCGTTGAAGTCTAATTCGCGCTCTTGCAGCACCTCGAAGCTGTCGCGCGTTTCACCGAACTGCTGGCCTACCTGCGCCAGAAATTCCAACTCATCAGCTTCATCGGTGAACGCCTGCTCTTTCACGCCCAATAGCTGATCGACCTGTTCGGCGTTGAGGCCGAAGCCAGCCGTTAGCATCGTGCGCGCCTGTTCGAGGGTGACCTTGCCCTGCGAATAGTGGCGCACAATACGCATCAGGTTTTGGTACTGCCTGCCTGAAAGCGTCTTGATAGCCTCGTTGACGCCTGCGCTCGCTTCTACGGCCGTTTCACCTGCGTCGGGTGTTGGCGTGCCAGTCGCCTCTGCAAGTGGCTCATAACCCGCCTTTTCGCGCAGTTCATCTTGCGTCAAAATCTGCATCAGCGCCTGCTCGCTAAGTTGTTCAGTGATCGGGTCGAAAGGCTGCAGGTAGAGGCACTCGTAGCCGTTGAATGACGTGAGGTAGTTGATTATGCGCTCGACTATTAAAACGCGGTTCATGATGTAGGTATTTTTGAACAACTCATACGCCTCCGACAGTTCTTTACGGCCTCCCAGCTGCCCCTCGGTTCTGATGCCGAACAGCATCGGCGAGGTGACGTTGTGCGCCACGA